ATCGCGAGTATGATCTGCAATGCCGTTGTCATCAGAAGCGGCCCGTTCTGTGTTACGAAGTCGATTATCTTGACCGCGAGGCCTGTCACGAACTTCGCAACGCCCGGCATGATCTCCGCGACATTGCCGAGACCCTGTGACAGTTTGTCAAACAGCGCGCCGAGTATCGTATCAACGTCCGCGTCCTGGAATCCGTCAGACAGTGCCGTTGTCACAGTCGAAGCCAGTTCGGTAAGGCTCTCCGCGACCTTCTGTGTCGCAGGAAGGAATGAGACCGCTAACTCTCTGCCGGCGACCTCGGTCGTCGCTTTGAGTTTCTGCATCTGGTCGTCGAACGCGCCCAGAGCACCGACCGCCTCGTCGCTCATGATGAGACCGAGCCGTTCCGCTTCGTCGCCGTACGCTTTCAGACCTTCGGATCCTGCGTTGATGAGCGGCTTCAGATCCTGGAACGATTTGCCGAACAGATCCTGAGCGGCTGCGTCCTGAAGCGTCGGATCCTGTATCTGCCCGAGCGCGTCGATCATCTCATAGAACAACTGCTCGGAGGTCTTGTATTCTCCATTCGCGTTCTTCAGCGCGATCTGCTGACCGTCCAGCGTTGTGATGTAATCCTCGCCCGATTTGATCGCGGATCCTTGCTGAGCGACGACCTTGGCCAGTGCCTTCGCCATCGTTTCCGTGTCGGTGTCGATGAACCGCGCCGCATAATCCCAACGCTGAAGCGTGTCGGCACTGACATCCGTCTGTGCGGACAGCGTCAGCAGATTGTCCGCCCACTGCCCCGCGGCGTTCGCGCAGTCCCAGAGTGCTTTCGCCGCCGCAGCCGTAGCCGCCGCGACCGCACCGATGGCAGCACCCGCCGCCTTCAGCACGCCGTTCAGTTTTCCGTGCGCTGTCTCGTTCCGTTCAGCTGCCTGAGTCTCCTGATCTTCTGCCTGAGCGAGTTCACGGTTTTCCTGCTCCATCTTGTTCAGGACTTCCTGTCCTTTGAACAATGCGGCCTGCGCTTTTGCCGCCGCTTCGGATTGTTCGCCGGATACCGCGACTTCCTCTTCGTACGCTTTCCGCAGCATGTCGACCCGCTGCTTCTGCAGTTCGATCTGTTTGGTCAGCTGTTTGCCGATGGCTTCATTCTTCTCTTCCGCAGTCGTAGACTTGTCGAACGAAGACTTGACCATCTTCATTTCGGCGGCTAACGCCTTCGACTGTGCGGCGATCTGCTGAAGATCCTTCTTATATGCAGACGCGCCCTGCAGTTTGATTTTTTCGCTTGTTGCCATCTCGTTACCTCAAATTCATAACGGCATCGAAGTCCGTCAGAATCTTTTTGCGTCTTTTTGGCTCTGCGCCGTTGTAAATTGCTAAGCAGGAGACCATGTCGAGCATCTCACTGTAACGAGTGTTCAGGATCTCCTGCTTCTGCATTCCCAAGTATCGCCCGTAAAACAGGAACCACGAAAGGTTCACCGTTATGTCGCGCTTACCTCGTTTTTTTTTGCCTCCGTCTCTACGGTAGGCTGTTGGTCGCTCCCGAACTTCTGCATGACCTCATGCGTCAGTTCCTGGAACGTGGCCGTGTCCAGTGTCATGATCTCGTCAACGGTCAGAGCATCCGGCTCATATGAAGGATCCTCGTAGTGTTTCTGATTTTCATATCCTCTCGACATGGCGGCTATCAGTCGCGCAGTGATGCGGATCTGCTTCGCGTAGGACTGGTTGAAGACCTCGCCCAGCCGCGACAGATCTCCCTGCGGACACAGCTCGCTTATCTCTGCGGATGCTCCTATCGTCAGAAGGAATCCACGCTCTTTTCCGTTAATGACCATAACTCACCTCATGCGATATTGAACACGTCCTTGATCTCCGCTTCCGCAAGAGCCTCGGAGGTCTGCGGTTCGCCGATCATCTTCCAGTCGTGGTTCGAGCTGTCGTCACGCAGAAGCGTAGCGGTCAGCTCCGTGGTCTGGAACTCGACCTCGTCTTCCTGCGTCGCCGCTTCCTGCGGTTCTGCCTGGAAGATGGCCTTCGTGAGGATGGTCGGAACGTAAGTCGTCACGCCCTCGCTCATGTAGCGGGTTACGAACCCGATGCCGACGTACGGAACGCTCTGGCTGTCACCGAAGTGTGTCCAGCCGTCGCCGTCTGCTGCCGGAAGGCCGTAGATCAGTTTCCTGGTTGCATCCAGCAGACCGTCGACTGTCAGAGTCGCGGTGCCGCCGGAGAAAACGCCCGAAATGCTTTCAGCAATGACGTTGTCAGCGTAGAAGTTGTTGGCTTCTGATGCTTCCTCCGCTTCCACCGACACCTCAACGCCGCGCCCGAGAAGCGCGCCGGAGCTGTACGTGACCGTGCCACTGCTGGCAGAATAAAGGGCTACATAAGGCTTTGAAAAGCCGGTGCATACTCTACCTGCTGCTGCCATTTGTTTACTCTCCTATGATTTTCATTATGTCTTCGTAGAACTTGTCATGCATTGCCGCCATGGCCTTGGGCTGTGCCTGATCCCTTGCATGGTCGAAAAAGTGAGTGCCCGGTACTCTTGAAGTGCCTTTGTTAAGCACATTCACAACAAGGTCGTACGGGGTTTTTTGCCCCCACCTGTTGATGAAGTATCCGTCTTCTCCTTCTTTCCTGAAACCAACTGAAGTATGTGCCCCGTCAGCGGTCACCTCATGCTTTGCGACACCCACGCCGGCATCAAGCCCGTAAGGCTTCGATGCGGCGCGGAAAGCGTTCGCCATGATTTCCGCGCCCTCATACAAGGCTGCTTTCATGATAGGGATAACGTCCTTCGACGCAAGGTTGTACTGTTTAGCCAGCCTCGGAGCCCAGTCACCGAGTTCAAGAACGAATTTAGCCATGCTCGTGATACTCCCATGAATAATGGATGTAGCCGGTGTCATTTTCGTACTGGACCGCGTCCAGATGCCACATAACACCTGCCTCCGTCATCGCGTCCTGAATATCCTGCTGAGGCATCCCGCTGTCGTCCCTCGTGAAGAACTCAACGTAGCCGTTCATAACATGCTCGACCACTGCGTTCCCGGATTTGAACTCCGTCGAGGAATCCTCCTGCCATGTGCCATAGTCGCCTTCCGGCGCGTGACTCCAGGCGAAGTGCGCGAACTTGTAACCAAGATCCGAAAGGGATTCGATTGCGTCCGTGATCATACTTCCACCTCCGTCACTCTGCCGGCAGTACAGGCTCAGGCGGGAACGGTGCCGGGCCCGTGCTTGCTCTGTCGTTAGTCGCAAGCTCACAAGTCAGCTCGATCGTCTGGCTGTTCGTGTACGTGCGGACCACACGGTACCGCTTGTCATTGAACAGCACGATCTTCTCGCCTTGATACTCATCGTAATCCGACAACACGAACACGATGCTCGGCTCGATGCCCGCGGCCTTGGCGGCGTAGAACTCGTTGTAGCCGACCGAACGGATCTCAGCGAAGACATCGCGTCCATCCTCGTCAGGCGGGTCAAACACGCCATGCGCTTCCGGATCCTCAGCGACCAGTGTGATTACTTCCGCCCTGATCATAAGCCGTACCCCGTCGCCGTCTGCAGCTGCGCCTTCTGCTCGTCATAACTCGCCTTCAGACGGTCATAGTCGGCAGGGCTTCCGAAGTTCAGACGGCAGTATGTCACGATGGCCTGTATCAGGATCGGATCGTCCGTCGCCGATGTCGCCGTAACCCCGGCAATGCCAAGGTCAGAGCAGGCCGCGTCGATCAGCCGCTCGATCTCGTCATCGTATGCTTCGTTCGTGATCCGCATCGCTAACTTAACTGCTGCCAATAGTGTTGCCATGATTACCTCCAAACGGCTCATAAAAGAGGGAGAAGCGCGAGCCGATACGCTTCTCCCGGAACGTCACTGCTGTCAGGAAGCAGCGATCGTTGTCCACACGAACGCGTCCTTATCGGCAACCGCGCCGTCGCAGAGTGCCATCGCACGATAGACGGTGGAGCCGGAACGGAACGAGACGCTGTTGTCCGCCTCGACCTGGATGCCTTCTCCGAAGTTGAAGACGTAGCCCTCTTTGAAGTTGCCGAAGATGATGTGATCAGCGTTGGCAGCTTCAGCGGTGCTTCCGCTCTTGAACTTGCAGTTGTCTACGTTGTCGTCAAGAACAACGCGGTGACCGAGCAGACGGTAGCCGATGCCATCCTGTACCAGGTAGCCGTTCGAGTCGCTGGCGAGCGGGAGGACATAGGTGAAGAAGTTCTCGGAGCTCATGACCCACACAGCACCGTTGTGATACGGAGCTTTCAGACCGCCCATGAACGCGGACAGCTTCGCAAGCGTCGCGCCGGCGATCGCCGTGGAGGTAACGATGCCGCACTGGCCAACGCCCTGCGGGACCGTGCTGGATCCTGCGCCGTTTACGATGGCAGCGCAGATAGCGGCTTCCATCTTCTGAGCCAGTTTGTTGACGAGCCAGCCCTGGAACGCAGGAATGCTCATCGACTGGATGTCAGCGGTGATCTCGATGGTCTTGATCAGTTTCTTCGATGTCAGGGAGACAGTGCTCATCGCGTCAGAGGAATCGGTGCTGGCAGATGCCATTGCGATCCAGTTCGCGTCGTTGACCGTGGAAGCGGTCGGGACGGAAACGTAGCCGGGAACATACAGCGCATCGATCTCTTTGATCAGCTGGTTCTCTTCGAGTTTACCGTAGATCTTGTTCAGGGTCTCGGTGGGGATAACATAGGACGCGCCGGAGAGAGCGGTACGCTCTTCAATGCTCATCGGCTTACCCTGCAGGTTTTTCATATAAGCGTCGCGATATTCGACGGATTCGGGTGTGAAGACCTTTTCTTCCATTTTTCTTTCCTCTTTCATCTGGTTCTTGATTTCCTTGATCACGGAAGGCTCAACGGCTTTACGAAGCTCTGCTTCCTTCGCTGCGCGTTCCTCGATCTCCGCCTTCTCTGCATCGAGCTGACGGACTTCCTCGGTCAGTGCATCAATGTCAAATTCCTGTTCGGAATCCAGGATGCCTCTGATCTCTGCCTTGCGGCTTTCGATTTCATCGATTCTCATAAGCTCAACCTCAATTTCAAAGCTCTTACCTTCCGGTCACGTTCCTCAGCTTCGGCACGCTCCAGCCGCTCCTGCTCGATGACTCCCTCTGCGTAGGATCTCGCTGATATTTCTGTTCCCGGGTTTGCCGGTATGGATACCGCGGACACATCGAAGAGTTTGCGCACCCTCTTCACCGTCCGCAGATGTTCCCGTTTGTTGTAATCGTCTTCCGCCACTGTGAAAGCGAAAGACATCTGTGTGATCATGCCGCTCCGGATCTCTTCGTAGAGCTGTCTCGCTCCTTCCGTCTTGCTCAGATCCGCGCGGACCTTCAGACCGTGACCGTCCACTCCCAGTTCCAGCGTGCCGTTGCTCTGCCTTGCGTAGACACGGCCTTCGTGGTCGTACTGGAAGATGACGTCGCTCATGTCTGCATCGTCAAATGCGTGCGGGTCGATCTGTTCCCGCACTTCCGTGGTGCCGTCGCTGTACAGGACGTACGGATCGAACGTGGAAGCATATCCCTCCACGATGTATCCGTCTTCCTTCGCCTCGAACGGCTCCGCTTTTCTGTATTCCCTGTCATTCCTGATCGGCATTTATTTTGTCCTCCGTATCGTAGTATTCGCCGCGGATGATTCTCCTGTCCCCGTCTTCGACCGGCGGAAGATTCCAGATCTCACGCACGTCGTTGATGCTCAGGATCCCGCGGTCGAGCAGCTGCGCCGAGACGTTCAGTTTCTCCGCGTTGCTCATGTACTGGAGACGGTTGGCTGTCGCGAATACGCCAGCGTCTCCGGAAAGCTGTCCGTTCAGCTGGAGCATGATGCTCATGACCTCCGAGAACTGGATGGCGAACGGCTCGATGGCGGATTCATAGAACGCCGTCCATCTGTCGCCGTATGCCTCGCCCCGGAGCACTTCCTCGTTCACGTTGAAGTAGCGGAACACCGATTCCTGGATGACTTTCATCTGTTCCGCGTCCGGCACGTACGGTTTGCTGTCGATCTGTTTGATGTTGGTGTACGTGTTTGGGAACAGAAGCATGCCGCCGCTGTCGCTCGTGAAGTTGCCGTCAACAAAGCGCTTTCGTTCCTTGGCAACGTCCTCCGCCTTCGCGAAGTTGGACATCTGTGCCATGAAGCGGAAAGTCGCCGCTGACTTGATGCCTTCCGTAATGCCCTGGTTCTGGATGTCGATGAGTTTCATCGTCGGGAACAGCGCATGGTTATCCTCGCCGAAGAAGTCGTCACGATACTGGAACTTTGTCAGCAGTCCGACCTGCCATACGGGCATCTGCACGAAGTCGCCCTGGATGAACTGCATCGCGATCCACGGCTCGCCGTTCCTGTCGACCATCTTCGCCTGCTGCGGGATGACCGGGTACAGTTCCGTGACGCGCCCGAAGCGGTCGAACACCGGCGCGATGATGCAGCCGTTGTTGCAGTCCAGGATCGTGCTCACTCTGTACAGGAACTGGCTCCAGCTCTGGAATCCGTTCGGCCTCTGCAGACGCTTCGCCAGTGCTTCGGATCCGTGGCCGTAGAAGTCAACTTTCAGTTTGGAGATGTGCGTCGCTCTCGCGTTGATCGCCGACCGCACCAGCTCCGTCTCGTAAAGCTGACCAGAGAAGGTCTGAAAGACAGGACTGTATACGGTCAGTGCCTTGTAATCCTGCGTGGCCTGTACGGCTTCCCGTCTCCGTCCTCCGAAAATTCTGTCAAACAGTCCCATTTTTTAACTGCTCTCCTATTTCTCCGTAATATTTCTGCCGCACCGTCATCGCATCCAGTAATGCGGCGGTGCCGTCAATGTGAAGCGTCGGCTTCAGCTTCACGAGCTTCCCTCTCCCGCGCTCCACGCTGATCTTCAACGCCGAGTTCAGCAGATGACTCTTCAGAAGGTCGTTGTCCCCGATGTGCATCCGGCGGTCTTCTATCAATCCCTGCACTTCCTGTATGACCGGCCACAGGTTGTCACCCTGGAACACGTCATCCATGTGAAAGCCGTACGCTTTCAGGTCCTGCACAAGGTACTGCGCCGAATAACGGTCGTAACCTATCTGAAGCGGTAGTATCTGGTAATTCTCGACCAGCTCGACGAACCAGTTGAAGCAGTCGTGAAAGTCGACGAAGTTCTGACCGGACACCTGCAGCAGTCCTCTCTGCGTGAAGATGTCGTACGGCACTCCGTCCTTTGCGATCGCGTCCTGGATCCGTTCGGCGGGCAGGAAAAACTTTGAAAACACATAGAGCTGCCCGTCTTTCTCGATAACGACGCAGCAGCTCGTGAGGTCTGTTGTCTGCGAGAGGTCGATACCTCCGACGCAGTAACTGTTGCGGAAGTCCTCCAGTTTCAGAGGCTCGCCGCCCATGTCCTGCACGGACTTCGCCTCAAGCCATGCAAGGGAACTGTTCTGCTTCAGACAGCAGTACTTCGTGATGAACTCGCGCTTCTTGGAAAGCGAGCCCTCGGCGACGGCTATCTCGTCCAGCAAGTAGTTCACACTCACCGAGACTCCGAGGTTGGGGTTCGCCTTTGCCACTTCGTTGATGTCGTCCCACTTTTCGACATCGTCACACATGTACAGAAGTGGAAGAAGCCGTCGCTCTTTGGAATCGCCAAGGAGGAATCGAGTCGCGCGTTTCAGCATCTCGTCATAGATGCCGTCATTGATGTAGCCGGCAGTTGAGCAGCTGAGAATGATGCCAGGACTGTCCCCCATTTCACGGGCCCCGATCATGCTCTTCATGACCTCGTAGACCTTCAGCCCACGGTCACCCTCCCAGCTGGCCGTCTCATCACATATCGTCAGGGAACCGTTGAAGCCATCACTCTGCTTCGCGTTCCATGCCAATTTCTTCATGGACGAGTTTGTGCCGGCGATGTACAGATCAGACACTCGATGCTTGCAGAGCATGCTGTCGTCCATCAGCTTCTTGTTGTGCTCGTCCTTACTGGCTTCTATCTGCTCCTTCAGCGCACGCCACTCCGGATCCAGAGTGAACATGTGCCAGACGGAATCGTAGATGATAGCAGCCTGTTCCAGTTTCGGCGCGATGGTGTAGATCTCCGCGCCGTAACCGCCTTCGACCTGAAGCATGTACTTCGCGATCGCAGCCGCGAGCAGGCTCTTGCCATTCTTGCGGGCAACGATAAGCACAGCCTCGCGGAACTGCCTCTTCCCGTCTTCAGGATTGATCAGTCCGAAGATGCAGGACACAAACGCCTTCTGCCACAGCTCCAATAAAAAAGGACCGGGTGCTTTCGGTCCTTTGGTGTGGAATGTATGCGTTTCTATCCATTCGATCGCGCGGTTCGCTCTCTTCTGGTCGAATATCAGCGTCTTCGCTTCCAGCTCGTCGATGATCTTCTTGTACATGAGCCGGACCCACTTCCCAACGGTCACAGAACCGTCGGAAATCCGCTGATAATATGCGTAAATTGCGTTAAAACCCTTCATCCATGTTTAATATCTCTCGCAAAACCCCGGAAGACAGAGCACCCCGCG